ATATTTGGATGGTTTATTAAAAATACCTTTTCAAATATACAAAAAAGAACCGATATTGAATGTCATGAAAAATATCAAATCTACTTTTTTGAAAATAATAAAGAGAGAAAATAGTCATATTCCCCTTGCTATTCCGAAAAAAGACAAATATACAAGTATTGAAATTTTGAAATATATTTCTTTATTAAAACAAAATGATACCCTTTCATTAGAAATAATAAAAAATAAAATAGCGAATTATAAAAAAAATGAGTTAATAAAATATGCATTAAAAATAAATGAAATTATTGACAATAAAAAAATATCCATTTTTGCAAAAATAAAACTGGAAATAAAAAAGAAAAAGGATATGAAACAATTTATTTGTCAATTTATTGATTTTTGTTTTGTCAATCAACACCAAGATATTTTAAATGAATTACAACCACAAACCCAAGGTCAAGTGCAAGGTCAAGGTCAACAGACGCAAACAATCATTCAAAAAGATATTGAAATAATAGAAAAAAATTTTCACATGATTCATGAATATATGGTGAATGTGAAACATATTTTGGATACAGAAATATATGGTCATGAAAAGGCAAAAAAACAAATAGAAATGATTGTTGCGCAGTGGATTAATGGAAAACAATCTGGATATTGTTTTGGATTTGAAGGTCCTCCAGGTGTTGGGAAAACATCATTGGCAAAAAATGGTTTATCCAAATGTTTGAAAGATGATGATGGTGAATGTCGTCCATTTGCAATGATACAAATTGCGGGAGATAGTAATGGAAGCACATTACATGGTCATAATTATACATATGTTGGATCTACTTGGGGGTCTATTGTTCAAATATTAATTGATAAAAAATGTATGAATCCAATTATTTTTATAGATGAAGTGGATAAAATAAGCAAAACAGAACATGGTAGAGAGATTGTCGGTATTTTGACTCATTTATTGGATTCTACTCAAAATGATTGTTTTCAAGACAAATATTTCAATGGAATTGAATTGGATTTGTCCAAAGCATTGTTTATTATCAGTTACAATGACCCAGAAGCCATTGATAAAATCTTACTAGATCGTGTTCATAGAATAAAATTCAATCATTTGTCTTTGGAAGACAAACTTGTGATTTGCAACAAACATTTGCTTCCTGAAATGTATACAAAAGTAGGATTGAATGGAATTATAGACATTCCGAATGAAGTAATACTTTTTATTATAGAAAATTATACATATGAAGCAGGAGTAAGAAAGTTAAAAGAAATCTTATTTGAAATTATCGGAGAGATAAATTTGGATATCTTGAAAAAATACAATGAAAAAGTGGATTATCCGCTTCCTATTGTGATTACGATTCACGATATCAAATACAAATACTTCAAAGACAAACATGAAGTTAGAACAAAGAAAGTCCATGAAGAAAACAAAGTAGGTGTCATCAATTGTTTGTATGCAACTACGGGAGGTCAATCCGGTATTCTATCGGCAAATGGACAATTTTTTCCAAGTGACAAATTTTTGGATTTGAAACTCACTGGATTGTTGGATGAAATGATGAAAGAATCGTTTCATATTTCCATGACATTGGCGTATACATTGACAAACGAAGAAAACAAGAAGAAACTTCGAGAGAAATATGATGGAGAACACAAATACGGAATTCATTTGCACATGGGAGATGGTTCGGTAAATAAATCTGGAACATCTGCTGGAATTGCCATTACTTTGTTGTTTTATAGTATGTTGAACAATAAGAAAATCAAACATACATTTGCCGTCACGGGAGAAGCAGGATTAGATGGATTGTCTAATGAAATCGGTGCTCTCTCTCAAAAATTTTTAGGAGGAATCAAAGCAGGTGTGAAATCTTTTCTTTTTCCGCTTGAAAACAAGAAAGATTATGATGATTTTATGGAAAAATACAAGGACAATGATATTATAAAAGGAATTGATTTTTACCCAATAAGCACAATACATGAAGCCATTGAGTTGATTTTTGAATAATGATTGAATAATCATACTATCTCTTTTGGGTATTCTAGTTCTTCTGAATAAGAAATAAAATATTATTGTTATATAATAAAGAATGGATTCAATAAATCAAAGGAATACAGATCAAACATTATTGCAACAATCTGGTAATGTTCCATTACGAATGGATTTTATGAATATTTTTACCTTTTTGATGTTTTATAGCCCCATTATCCTTGTCGTTTTTGTATTGAGTATTTCGTTTATAGCACAAAACATGAAAGGAATGATCTATTTAGGCTTTTTAATTTTTATATGTTTTCTGCGTGGTATATTTATAAAGAATACAAATACAAAAGAAACTACAGAATATAAATCTCCGAATGCATTGTGTAATATGGTTCAATATACAAGATATGGAAATGCGGGTTTCAGTATATTTGTCATATCATTTACATTAATGTATTTATGTATGCCAATGTTTTTGAATGGTAGTATCAATTATACCATATTTGCTTTTATTACTTCTTATTTGATTGCAGATATTGCGATTCGATATTCTAAAAAATGTTTCACTAATTTATATCTTGTATTTACAAATATTTTGGCGGGTGCAGTATTGGGATTAACTATTCCTACCATCTTTTATTCTATACCAACGGGTGCAAATTACATGTTTTTTAATGAAATGTCTGTCAACAAGGATGTCTGTTCCATGCCGAAAAAACAGAAATTTGTATGCAAGACGTATCGTAATGGTGAATTGATTAATGCGTAATTTTACTGCAAAAAATAGTAGAAAAAAATTGAAACTGAAATGATCATTTGATATAATTCATAAAATAATAAAAACTTGTTTGTATTTTTATGATTTTGTCATTTAACAAATGTGTAAAAAATGCTTTAGAAAATGGATTTTATGATGCAGTGATGAACTCAACTTTTATAAGTAACATGTATAAATGTTACCAAGATACAGATGATACCATTTATGCTTCTATTATATTGCATAAAAAGATGACGAATAATAAAAAAAATATGTGCACCTTGTATAATCGTGTAAAATTATATTATGAAAACGATTTTGTAAATGAACATAATTTCACACCCATAGAAACTGCAGAAAACAATGATATAGTGTTTACACAAAATGGATTAAAAATATATTTTACTGCGTGTTATATTTATAAGTCAGAAGAAGATTTTGATCTAACCATGATATATCACAAAGAAAATATATTTATAAAAAATTATTTGAAGCAACATGGATTGAGTATAATAGTTTACAAGTTGTCTTTTGAAAATATACATTCATGCAATGATGATGAACTTATAGAATTGTTTTCTTGTGAAAATAAAACAAAATTGAGTAAAAAATTGAATAAAAAAAAGATTCAAAGGGAAGAGGTGATTATTCCTTCAAATACAAATGATTCTGTTGCGAGAGAAGAAACCATTTTGAAAATAGAATATCAAAAAATAGAAGATCAAAAAATACAAGACAAAGGACAAGAAACACAAACAATCAACTATCATTCAAATGAAGATGATTTGGAAGATGGAGAATTGAGAGAATCTGAAGAAGATACAAGCAATGAAAATACAAGCAATGGAGGATGGATAGAGGAAAACGACAATAAATTCAAAATATCTTTCAATAAAAAAAGTTATTTCTCACATGACGATAAAATGTATATAAGAAGTTTAATATATAAATTGTATTCAAAAAACGAAAAATTTTACTTGTTAATGGATAGTTACAATACTATATGTATAGTAAAAAATTTTCATTATGATAATGAAGCTATATTACATACGTTGCATTTTAATGCATATTTATATGATAACATAGATATGAAAAAAACAAAAATATATCATTTTTACATGCAAAACAATGATATATATAGAATCACAGAATTGACAGATATTATTTAGTTTATGACATAATTTCTGCTTGGTTTCTGTTTGATTATGGATTAAAAAAATTGATATTGCTCATGACCCATCGTTTAAAATTTCCTAATAATATTTTTCTTTGAAATGAATCTGCTAACAAATTCATATTTCCTTTTGTATTATACACACTAACAAAGTGATTATAGATGATTATTAAATTTTTATTTTTGTATTGTTCTAAATCTGAAACACGAAATACTGGTTTTCCCTTTTTTACATTGACTATATTATGAAATATATAAATCAGATTTCTAAAATCGTTTCTGTTTTTGATATTATTAAAGTCAACTTTGGACCAAAACGTAGTTGCGTGTTGAGAACATTCAGGACAAGGTAAAACACTCGATATTCTTTTTATATAAAAGAACAATTGTGGTGCTATATTTGTATAATGTTCATCTTTAATTTTTTCAATAAAGGTATGAAACAATGTCCAAACAGGAGGACCCCAAACAGATTGCGACATTTTATATGTATGCTATAATAAAAATATAAAGATTTACTTTATTTGTATAATTAATAGTTTCATGACAAAATATATTATAGAAGACAATTTGAATTTCTATGAAGAATTAAAAAAATCTTTTCATAATGAAAATCTAGACAATACGACTGATGTAGTAAATTTATCCGAAGATCAATCCAAACTTAGTAATCCATTGCCAATGAATAGAGAGAAATTTTGTTTAATAACAAATGAACCATTAAAAGAAAATGCAGTCACGTTAGATTGCAATCATACATTCAATTACATTCCGATTTTCAATGATATATTTAATCATAAAAAAATATTCAATAGTATGGAAAGAATGATCTTGAAAGCAAATCAAATACGTTGTCCTTATTGTAGACATGTGCAAAACGGATTGCTTCCTTATGTAGAAAAGGAAGGTGTTGATTTGGTGAATGGAGTCAATTATTTGGATGAAAAATATATGAATCGCACTTATATAACTCATTATAAAAGTGAATGTACATATTTGTTGGAAAGCAATATAAAATGCAAAAACAATAGCGTAAAATTATTTAATATTGATGGAAAATGTTATTGCAAGAGTCATTATAATATGAAATACAAAGAGTATACTAAAAAAATAAAAGCAGAAGAGAAAATGAAGATAAAAATGGCAAAGAAGGTAGCAAAGGAAGAATCAAAAGCAAAAGCAGAAACAAAAATAGATTTGGGAGAGAATATTATCATAAGTCACGATTCAAATGTGCTGCAAGTAACAGGTTGTATTGCAATCATAAAATCTGGAAAAAACCAAGGGAAAAATTGTCAATGTAAAGTATTTTTTAATCAAGTATGCAAAAGACATTATAATTTTTATTGCAAAAAGGTTCTAGAAGAAAAGAAAGAATAAGAAAAGAAAACAATATAAAAAAATATATACTTTTATAAAAAAGCATAATAATGAATACGAAAGAAGAATTGGTTACCAATATAAAAGAATGGATTAAATTGGATACAGAGATTTCCAAATTGAATATAGAAGTGAAAGAGAGAAAACAAAAGAAAAAGTTATTGACAGACGAATTAATGCAAACAATGAAAAACAACAAAATAGATTGTTTTGATATCAATGGTGGAAGTATTATTTACAAGCAGAATAAAATCAAAAAGCCGATCAATGCAAAGAATTTGAATACTATTTTACAAACGTATTATACAAATACAGGCACACCAGATAAGGCAGATGAATTGACGAAATTTATATTGGATAATCGTGAAGAACAAATTAAGGAGGTAATTAAACGTAAAATAGACAAATAATATTTGATAATTAAAAAAATATATATAAAGCAAACAATTATATATATTTACATAAGAAACGATAAAAAATGATTCCTTCACAAAGATACAGAGAGAATGATTCGCGATCTATATTGGACACTGAATCAGAAAATGAATCAGACTATGGATTAGAGAAAGAAAATACTAGTAATGATGATGTAAACGAAAATACCTATGAAATATTGAGAGAAAAAATCCAGTCTCTCTTTGTTGAATTAGAAAATAATAAACATATAGAAACTTCAGAGAGAAATGATAAGTATATTTACAAAGGATTAGAAATGTTGGAACCGAAAATAGAAGACCTAGTATGTAAAAATGGACAATCTATTTATGTTTGTGCTTATCAAGTAAATACGGAGAAAAATACACCTTTTTTGCAATATTTTATGCATAAAGTAAAAGTGGAATCAATAGATTCAGAAAAGAGTACAATAATGTCTCTTCCTTCTTTCAAGTATGATGCAAATAAAATGTCAAGTTACATTGATGTTATGCAAAAATGTATAGATATACTGGATATATTATATATTTCTTATCATGTAGAGGACGATGTATATGGTAATTACAAAGGGTATACTTTATATGAAGATAGTGTATATATATTTTTTGATTGTTCTATTTACAATATTGATTCTCATTATATTTACAAGGCGAATGATTTATGGTTAGTATTGATGGATGAAATTATCAATCATCATGTTGTATCTGATATTCCAATAAATGATTCTGTGGTCGATTTTTTTATGAATCATGTCGATTTATTATATTTGGTATCTAAAGAAACAGGTCTGTTTTTTCCAAAACCCATGGCGGTATATAGTGCAAGTCATAATTATATGATTGAATTTACATTGCAATTTGATAAGGTGCCCGATGTTAAATTCAATAATTATTATTTGTTTACAAATTATCCCAATTCTTTTGAATTAGCAAAAAAAATCAAAAATGAAAAGCATAAAGATACAAAAACTCCATTTAAAATGGGAATTATTCGACACGCTATTTTTACAAATGAAACAACTCTTTTATCAAAAGAAGAATGGGATAATTTTTTGTCATTGAAAAAAGACGAATGTTCAGAAACATATTATTTTTCAGATAATGGAATTCCTTATTGGTTGATTCAAAATAGTGATAACCAATTAGCATTGTCTGGTCATTATATAAAAAAAGATTCAACCACCTTGATTTAGAAATAGAAATAGAAATAGAGAGAAATAGAAATATAAATAGAGAATAGATAAAGTATTTTTTATATCTGCAAAATATAGATGCAATTATCCAATACTTTTGTTGTTACTATTTCATGTATCAGTGTGATACTTTTATATATTGTAGTGCAAATTTTGTCCTATTACAATATCAATATAAGTAGTTATATCATTTATATTGGATTTTATACGTTCATGTTAATGACTATTTTCTTGACGTCAAAAATAGAATATTAATCCTCCCATCCTTCATATTTTATCACGATATATGCAGTCAATAAAAATCATCACATAAATCCAAGCATAGGCGGCGTAAGCCGCCAAATAGACCATCTTATTTCTTTATATTGTTTTTTGCAAGAATATAAAAAAAATTGAATTAAAATAATAATGGTAATGTATTGTATCAAAATCAAAGTATGGAAAAACGAATCAATCACAAAATTGAACATTATATCACAACATTCAAAGATTCTATTCGTGACAAAACATCACAAATTGGAATAGAGGAGGAAAAAATGAATACACTTTTGCAGTATATTTACGAATATGAAAGATTAGTGATTCAAAAAGAGGATTTTTCAAAAAGAAAAAGAGTGAAAAATGTAGTACCCTTTTTTGAGAGATGTTGTGCTAAGAGAGCAAACAATGAGCAATGCACAAGAAGAAAGAAAAAAGAGGATCAATTTTGTGGAACACATATCAAAAATAAACCACATGGTATTATGGAGGAAAATAATGAAAATAGTTCATCTATTAGTATGCAGAAAATAGAGGTTTGGACTCAGGACATTCAAGGAATTTTGTATTATATAGACAAATATAGAAATGTCTATCTAGCAGAGGATATTATTTTGAATAAACAGAATCCAAAGATTATTGCAAAATATATATTGACTGGTGATGTGTATACTATTCCCGAGTTTGGAATATAGTATTTATTTGTGTAGTTTATTTGGTGTAAAGCATTTTTATTTAAAGCATTTTTACAAGTTTTTTTTCAATTTGCTGGTATCCTAAATAATTCAAATGATTGTCATTCATAAAATATTCAGGTGAATGGAGAGATCGATTGTAATCAATATAGATTAATTGTGGCTGATTTTTACAAAAAAGTCGCATTTGTTGATTGATGTATGTAATTGCTTTTGTTTTGATAGGATCTTCCAAAACAAGAGGTGACTTCAATAAGGAAAATACAAAGATGGACGAAGCAGGGGAAGAATGTAATAAAAATTCCAAAAAATGAATGTTGTTATAAATGACATTGTCTGGATTTTCGTAATTACGATCAATATCATTTGCACCTGAATAAAAGAAAATAATATTTGATTTTTTGTAGATATTTTGTAAATATTGTAGATAGTTTGTGGAAAAAAGTTGTTCACTCGAGAGACCAGACATTCCTTTATTTACAACAGAATAATGTTCATTTGTAAAATTCCAATGTTTGATGAAACTGCTACCAATCATTAGAAGAATTGGTTTTTTCATTGAAATGGATAGTATTCTACTTTGAATTATATTATAATAATGATATAAAAATAAAATGAAAGAGTATATTAATGAAAATAGTTGGATTCTTGTTCATGTCTTTTTTTTTGTTTCAAAAATCAGTTTCTCTCTTTTCAAAAAGAAATTTGAGTCAAAAAAATAGGATAACTGCATTGGGATTAAAAAAATCAAAAAACAAGCACGATGAAAATAATGATTATTTTAAAGAATTATACAAACCGAAAACACTGAGTCAAATAATTTATTATAATCATTTAAATGATCCTAATGTATCGCTTATTTTCATTGTTGGACCTGCAGGAACGGGAAAAACTTTATTGGCATGTTCAAACGCAATAAAACAATTAAAAAATGGATATGTGAATAAAATAATTATTACACGACCCGTTGTTTCAGTGGATGATGAGGAAATTGGATTTCTTCCTGGAAATATCAACAAAAAGATGGATCCATGGATGAGACCTATTTTTGATATATTTTTGGAATATTATTCGCAAACGGAGATTCATCATATGATGAATAATAATATAATAGAAATTGCTCCATTGGCTTATATGAGAGGAAGAACATTTAAAAATACCTTTATTATTGCAGATGAGATGCAAAATAGTTCACCGAATCAGATGATGATGTTGACAACCCGAATTGGACAAGGAAGTAAGATGGTGATTACAGGTGATTTGAAACAATCAGATAAATCATTATTGTCGGGGTTGTCTGATTTTATAGAAAAATATAAGAATTATGGAAAAGAAAAAATATCGGAGATCAAATTGGTAGAGTTGGATAATGTAGATATAGAGAGAAGTCCAATTATAGTAAAATTATTAGATATATATTCATATAAAAAGGAAATAAAAGAACCGAAATTGAAGGTTGAAACAGAGATTAAACCGGAACTTGAAACAGAGATTAAACCGGAACTTGAAACAGAGGTTGAAACGAAAGTTGAAACGGAAGTAGAACCGGAACTTGAAACGGAGGTTAAAACGGGTGTAGAACTGGAACTGAAAGTTAAAAAAGAGGTTAAAAAGGGATCAGATGCAGCAATGATAACACTGAAAGAGGAAGAAAGGATAAAAAAAAGAAAATAATTGTCTAGAAATATCAAATCCGAGAAAGATAATGCATGAACAAATGGTAGACATAGCGAAAAAGATAGAAACGATGCGAAGGATGGAAAAAATAAAAA